TTCACGAGCCACAGGTGCAGCGGGAACCCGAACTCGTCGCGCTCGATATACACGAAGCCGTTGCCCGTCAGTGTGCGGTTCAGCTCCACCAGATTCCACAGGTCGGGAGCCGACATGATGGGGTTCGCCTCTTCCTGCAACAGGTAGTTGATGCGCCGTCCCAGTCCGCGCATGTCCTGTACGAAGTTGTCGCGCTCGAAGTCCTTCTTGCGGTACTGCACCGGCATGACGCTCATGGTGTCGCCACGCAGCGTCACGGCACGATAGACCGCCGACACGGAGCAAGCCGCCTCCGGGGTTCGCGTCGCCACGATACGCTCCATGTAGTCGCCGCCCTCCACCGGCTGATTGCTCGGATGGTTCGGGTCGGTCGTCACGGGAACGCCCGGCACGGGCTTTGCCGACGGGTCGGCCTCGCGCAACATCAGCGCATTTTCGGGCGTAGCCGCTTTGAAAAGATTACTGAAAAAACTCATATCTTATTCCTTTTTACTATTCGTGCGTTTTGCGGTCTTGGGTTTACTCGAAGCCTTTCCTGCCTTTTTCGGCTTCATGCCCAAGATTTCCTCCTTCTCAGGTGTCCGCTCGTTGATGCTGAAGAAATACTCCACATTCTTCGCCTTCATCTCGCGGTTGTACTCATCACCACATGGTGACAGTCGGCGCATCTTCAGCGTCGCCCATTCCTCGGCCGTCTTGGTGTTGTAGTGGTTAATCCACGCAACCTTGTGGATGGCTTTCGGTTGTATGGGTATCTGCTCAATACGCTCATGCAGCACGTTCTCACATTGCAATACGGGCGCATTCGGGATGTGCGGGTCGTTAAACGAGATGCCGTTGATACCAGAGCGCACAAACGATTTCACATGGCGGTTTATCTCGAAATCCTCACCTGTGCCCTGGGTGAATCGCTCTGCCATTGGGCGCTCGTCGTAGTGCGTCAGTCCACTGTCGGTCATCGTCATCCAGTTCATACTCACCACGTCGGCCTCGTAGGCATCCAGAAAGTCGTGGATGTCGCGCCCATCCTCGATGCAAACCAACTCGTCGAAGTCGAAGAATCCTATCCACTCGTATTCGCCCGAATGGTCGCGGTAGCATTTTTCGTAGGCATCCTTTTGCAGTCCTTCGAAATACACTACATCTACAAATCCCGCCTCGATGTATGGTTGCAGCACGTCGGCAAACAGCTCGCCATCGCTGATGCGGTTATTGTCGTAGATAAATATCTTGTCAACACCCAGCCGCTTGTAATGCTCCACCCACTCGCGGGCGTAGCGGTTCTCCAGTCTGCCGATGGCGCACACTGCCACCTTGTCCGTCGGCAATGGCGTCTGCACCATCTCGTCAGCCGTCGGCAACAGGTTCTTGTGCTGTTCCAACCACGCCATCTGCTGCGCGAGGTCGTTCTTTGCCCATGAGCCGCTGCCGTAGTGCTCCACAAACTCGCGGATGTCACGGTGGTAGCCCTTCAGCCTTGGCCGCTTCGTCAGGATGTCTTCAAGTAGCACAGCTCCCGTGTCATACCAGTTGTTGCGGTTCTGTCTGCCACCAGGCAACAGCCCGTAAGTCCTTGTCGGGTCGAAATATTTCGCACCCTCGCGGGTGAGCATCGGTACGTTCATCCAGCAGAGCATCGGCAGCATACGCCCGATACCGAACGGATTATGCGGCTGCGCCTTCTGGCAATAGCCATAGACGCTGTACTCCTCGCGGAAAAACTCGTCGATGTTCTTCTTGATCAGAATGTCCGACTCCATCAGCACGAAGCCCTGTGGCAACAGCTCCCAAAGTTTCTGAACGGTCATCATGTGCTTCACTGAGCCGAACTCGCAACCCTTGGCACAACCAATCGAGTGGTCGCGCTCAGGGAACTTCTCCAGTTCTGCGTCGAAGTCGATGATCTGACCTTTCGTGTTGTCAAACACCTGCACGTTTGTCGCGCCCTCGAATGGTCGCTGGTCGCTGTTGTCAAACACCACCACGCGGAACGGCCCGCCGCCATTCTTCAGCAGTGAGCCAATCGCCGCCATCGTCAATTCTGGCGTGTTGTAGTGAATAATTGCCACTGTCTTCTGTCTCATAGTTCCTTGTTTTTATCGTGATTACTTCTTCGTTACCATTTCCGTCGCCGTTATCTGGATAGTGTTACCCTGTTGGTCAGCATTCAGGCTCTGGATCTGGTAGGTAATACCCTCGCACTCCAATAGGCAGTCTCGGGTGATGATGTTGTTCCAACGCATACGGAACATCACCGTGTCCATATTATCCAATGAACCCTCGCTGAGAGCCTTTTGGCCTTTTTTCCATGATTTGTTCGCATGGACTGATGCTATTTTCTCATACTCGGTGGTCTCACCAAACTTGCGGTTGGCGGGGTCTTTCTTTTTAAGAATGGTTACAATCCAGTGTAATATGCCAGTTGAATATGTCATAATTCTCGCTTTTATCTTCCGGAGATAAAAGCGTCATGGGTTTACAGTGAGAAAATATTCGTAATCGCTTGCATGAATGAAAATTATTGTTTACCTTTGCCGCGCTCAATCTTTGCGACAAACGGAAACCTGTACCCGAAATGTGGCCACATCATAGTGGGCTTCTCGGGTAGGGTACAGGTGTACCATGTCGCGGATTGAGCAACCAGACAAAGCTGAGAAGCCCATTTTTTATTCATCTAAATAACAACAAAAAAAAACAATGAGGAAATTTGTATTTTTCATGTTGGCAGCAATGCTGCTGACATCGTGTGAAAAGTCGTTGGTTAATGACGACGAAGTAGAAAAGAACCCGTCGGTATCTGCCACGGACGGCAAAAGGTTTACGTTTACGGTAAAAGGAGACTTCTCTGAAGAGTGGAAGTCAGTGACTCGTGGCTACCTGCAAGCGGACGGGAAGGATATGACCGACCTGTGGGTGTTGGACTACATGGGTGATGTGCTGGTGCAACAGATGCATCAGAGTGACAACACGGCAGAGGACTTCGGAAAGCCGGTGATGCAGCTGGCGTATGGTGCGCACCATGTGTACTTCGTGGCGAGCCGTGGTGCCGGAGCCGACTTGAACGTCGGGGAACATCGGCTGACGTGGGAGAAGGTGAGTGATACGTTCTATAAGGACTATGAGGTGAACGTGGTGGCGACATCGAACGGCAACAGGGCGGTGACGCTGGAGCGTGTGGTGACGAAACTGAGGCTGACGTTCACGGATGCCGTTCCTGAGAATGCGGCGACTATCAACATTACGCCTGCGACTTGGTATAAGGGGCTTGACTATGTGACGGGTGAGCCGTGCGCTGTGGCGGAGAGTCAGACGACTACGATTAACATCCCATCTACTTCCATAGGTCAGACTGGCGTGTCGGCTTCGATGTTCAGCGTATCAACGGCTACGGAATGGAATACAGACGTGACGATCAGCAGCAAGACGAGTGCGGATGCGGTGCTGGGAACGGCGACGCTGACGGATGTTCCCTTGAAGGCTAACCGTGTGAGCGATTACAGTGGGCCGCTTTTTAGTGCTGGCGGAAGTCTGTCGCTGTCGCTGAACGGTGAATGGATGGATAGCTACGAGGGTTCATGGTAAACAAAAAAGGAGAGCCAATCGGTTCTCCTTTTATTGTTAATAAGGTGGTCAAATCTCCTTGCATAAAGAACTTGCACCCCTTTCAATCCCCAAAATTACAAAATTTGCAAGACAAATCGGCTGAATATTAGAACTTTTTAATAACAATCAGCCGATATTAAATTTCTTTAGGATTTCATTTCGGGTTTTTCTTCAGGATCGGGTTCGATGGCCTCCAGACGTTCAATCTCGTCATTAGCCGCGTTGATGTCGTCGCGCCACTGCTGACGTTGGGCAATCTTTTCGGCATACTCTTCTTTCGTAGCCTTACCTTCCGCAATCTTTGCCGCGATGTAGTCGGTACTGGTCAGTTTGCCCTCGCGGTCGAGGATGATGGTTTGCTGCTCGTTGACGAGCGCGTCAATCTCGTACTTTTTCATATTCGTTTTAATTTTAAATGATACTTGCTGTTTAACCTTGCACGAAAACTATGCTGGGGTTTACTGACGACACAGAGCCGCCGCTGGTCCCAATCTAACCATAACCACCAGTCATCACCAATCGCTGCTTTCAGTTGCATGATACGGTTGTAGGATGTTCGGTTTTTCAATAGTCCTGTATAACTGTTGACGGTAGCAATAAAATGGTCAAGATAAGTATATTTCTCCCATGCTGGTATGCGGTTGTATTCCACAATACGCTCCAGACATCTCGCCCACGTCTTATCGTTTAAGATAATACTCCACGGATGTATATGAGAACCCAGAAACTCCAATCCATGTTGATATGGTTGGTCGTAGAATTTCTTCTCGTTAAGAATGACGCCTTTTATTGCCAATCTCCTGCGAAGTTCTGGGAATAACGAAAGCGCATATTGATGCAGATGTTCCGGCACTACCTCCACACAGTCATCCATAAACAGAGTTGAACGAATGCCGCAATCATCATTTAGCCATTTTACTTCATCATTCAGATATAAGCCCATGACGTTTTGTGATGACATGCGCCCGATAGGTGCCCCTTTGCTCGGGTCGCGCATCATCAGCAGCGACTTTTCGGGTTTGATGTGTAAATCCCACAACCGGCGAGGTGTGCGCAACTCGCAATGTGCTGCCGGATTACTATTGACGCATTTCATAGCAAGCCATTTCAGGAACGCGGGTAGTTCGTCTTCGTCGTAATCAGTAATAATCTGTGCAGAATATTTGTCGATAACCTTTTCAAAGAATCGTTGCATTTCTGAGCATAAGGCATTCGGAAAGAACCCTCTCAAGTCCCACTTAATGATACGGCACGGTTCAGTATAATCATTTGACACCTCGCAAATATCCTCTATGACCTGGTTCATCGCTGCTTGCGCACCTTTACCCTTGCGGTTGTTGAATGTGCGGTCGTGTAGCTCTTGTTCTATATATGGAGATAGTGTGTCACATAGCAGGTGGTCGGCCATGCGTCCCTGAAAGATGGTGGCAAAGATTTCCCGCCACTTGGGATAGGATGTCAGGAAGGCATAGTTCCAGTCAATGCCAAAGGTTCTTGTCAGTAGCGCGTCGAGCATCCTCACCAAGCGCGACGACCAGTGCCATTCAAAGGCAACCGAATCGCCACCATATCGCTTGTTCTGTCGGGTGTCGTACATCACGCGTACCAAAAATCCAAAAGCCTCGTCTTCAGTCATGGCTTAGTTGTAAAAGCATGATATGAGCAAATTCGTGACCGCCTGCACGCGATTCCTGTTGTTCACGTTGTTGTTGTTGAGATTCCCGTTGTTGCCGTTGAAATTCCTGGCGTTGTTCACGTTGTACCTCTCAGCGAACCAACGGTTCGTGCCGGTCGGGTGGACATCCGAAGTTCTGCTGTAAATGACAGCCGCCACCCCTTTTACTACATTCATAACTGACGGTGAATTCTTACTCAGTGGCCGACCTCCCACCGTCCTGACTCCTGTAGCCTGACTGCCGCCTATCGGTGGCATTGCGCCATCGCTTAATGCCTTCATCCATCCTATCCATGTGGCGGGCTATCTGTAGCTTCATTTTATCGGTCAGCGCACCCAGCTGGATGCACTCGTCGAACATCGCGTCAATCACTCCCATTTCGCCTATCATGTCGTCGATATACATCTGACGCAGTTCAGCGTTGCTTCGTGCCTTACAGAATAGCCGAATCAGGCTAAGTGCTGCTTTTCTCATCTCCGACCACGCACCCTCGCGTCGTTGGATTGTAGATATATCGGGCGCAAGATAATGCAGAGTCTTCAGCAGATTCTTTGCTTCAACAAGAATGGAGTCCTTGTCATTCTGTGCACCGTTGCCTCTGCTCTTGATTCTGTACTCGCGCTTGCCTTGCTTCTTACGCTCCTGTTGACTATATCTGTCTGTCTGCTCTTCGTAGGCTTGCTGAAGATATGCGTCGTAATCGAAATCGGATTGATTATCCACGTTATTACTGATAGTCCTTTATTATTCAAAAGAAAGCCGCACCCGCTCCGACGGGCGCGGCAGGGGTTCGCCGGACGAGCCGGCGAACCTAATTTTTAGATGTCTAAAAGCGTGACCGCCTGCACGCGAAGCCTGCCGTACACGTTGCTGTAGCTGAGATTCCCGTAGTAGCGGTCGAAAAGCCTGGCGTTGTACACGCCGTACCTCTCAGCGAACCAACGGTACGTGCCGTTGTTGATAGCCGTTGTTCCCATCTTGGTAATCGAAGGAGCAAGAGTGGCGAGGGTTTCATCATTCATCAACTCGCAACCCTCCAGACATCCCGGAAGGAACCATGTGCCACCTTTCAGCAACTCGTTGGCATAACTGAGAATGTAAGCCTTGTTCATGGCAGGGAACTTGGCCTTCGTGCCACCGTCCTTGGTGGGGGCCATCATCGGACCGTACTTCTTGGTAAGTTCTGCTCCACCTGGCAATGCAAACGAGCCGTACTTTTGCGGGTACATCACGCCCAGACCATAGTGCAGGTAGTTGTCGTAGGTACCGAACTTGGCGCGGATGTCGGCGCAATACTGGTAACCCTCTGCCGCCGGGTCTTCAAAGCATGACGGGCGAACGGGTGCATCGTTTCCATTCTTAACGACTGGCTCCATCGATGTCGGGATGCGTCCGTTTGCGGTGGCCCATGCACGGGTTCTTGCGCGGTTCATCACGCCCCAGTAGTTGGTATAACCGCCGTCGTTCTTCCAATAGACATCGCTGGCAGGCATATCACCCCACACACTCAAAGCGATGGTACAGCCCGTTGCGCTGACAATATAGAATCGGTAGTCCACGCACTCATCACACTGAATGATGATCTGCGTACCGTCCGATTCAACCTTGTTGCCGTCAGCGTCGGCAAGGTATGCCCACCACGCTTTCGTGTCGCCAACCTCAGTTGCCTTTGCAGCAACAGCCGCAGAAATCTCGGCAGCACTCGTTGCGTCAATAGCGGTAGACGTCAGTGTCACATCCACGGTAGTGTCAACGGCATAGTCTGGCGACATGCGCAACTTGATAGCCAACGTAGTGCTACTGATGGCGGTGATGGCGTACTGGCATACGTCCAGATACCTCTCGTCGGTGCCTGTCTTGTCGATAATGAGAACCTTGCGACCCTTACGTGCAACTACATAGCCGACATGCGTCCAGGCGCTCGGAATGATAGCCTTCTGAATCCACGAGCCACCCTTCAAATAGCGGATAGCGTTGCTTTCGTCGAGCATTACCAAGTCGCCTGGTGCGGGCTCAGTAGTGATGACATTCACACCGTCCACGATGATTTCTCGCGTGGTCTCTATCATTGAAACCTGACTCTCGATGGTCGGCTTCACGGCGGCATCGTAGGCCGCTTTGTTTGCATAACTTTTGATAGCCATATCTTTACGTTTTTATTAGTTCAACAATACCCAGTCGTTCACGCTATTTGTGACGGAAAAACACTCGTAACACTTTCTGTTGGTAGTGTCGTGGTAACGCTGACCGACAAATCGCGGTACGATACTCGGTGCACCGGCACCATCTAACACCAACGGATAGCCGCAAACCTTCGGCATATTCTCGCAGTCGATGTCGGTAGCCTTAATGCTGCCCATGTGCTTCAGATTCTCAATGACTCCCTGAATGTCGCCAAGCAGTTGTGCGAAAGCCTGCGCAATGACCGCCTGGCCTGGCGCACCGATGAAGTTGGTGGCAATGTTCTTGAAGACGCCCAGCCCCATCACCAACGCCACGCCGCCGCTCACGGTTGCTGTCAATCCTGAAATGACAACAGTCATACCGACTGGGCAGAGATATACATAATATCCAGTTGAAGGCATGGCACTGACGGCTTGCTTTACCAATGGCTCATACATCGACTCAGTGACCTCGCGAGTAGCAGGCAGCTGCGTGTACTGTACACCGTTGCGAATCCAATACAAGAATACGCCCTCACCATCGTACACGGCTGAATATACCAAGGTCTGGTCGTAGTCAGCGGTAGCGGTCAAATAACGGCCTGTATCTTCGTCGGTGGTGTATGTGTAGGTAATCACCTTGTCGTAGGTACGTGTCACCTTACGGGCAACAACCGAAACATCGGCGGGCACGGCTTGCGCGCTTGGTATCAACAGAATGTCGCCGGCATTGATGGTCATCGGTTCGCTGATTCCATAACCGCTTGCGCTCACCTCCTGACCGTTCACGTTTACATACTTGCCCGCAGTGGCTTGTGCTAATGTGCGTTCGGTAACGGTGTCGTACTTGCCAAGTGCACGGTTCAGGAACAGAATATTGTTGGTGATTCCCGTGATGATGGTATCCATCTGTTCTTTGGTGTAGTACGATGTCAGCGCAGTGCTGATGGCATTCGAGATAGCCGTATTCATGTCCGATGTCGTGCTATACGACTGCAACGCCGTCGAGATGGCTGTGCTGATCTGAGTGGCTAACGCTGACGAGTCGGGCAGGTCGTCCAACTTATTCTTCAGCGCGGTGGTGAAGTCGTTAGTCGAAAGCTGCTTGCCACTCACCTTATCAACCTTGTTTCCAAGCAGGGTGTCGATAGCCGTTTTAGTATAGTACGATGTGAGAGCTGAAGCAATGGCGTTGTTAATCGCCGTGTTCATCTCTGCTGTCGTCGAGTAGTCAGCAAGTGCGGTGCCGATAAGCGTCTGCACTTGTTCAGAGGTTACAAACGCAGTGATAGCCTGCTGTAAGGCAGTGATAGCCTGGCTGTGTTCTGGAACCAAATTCAGTCGAGCCTGTATCTGCTCGGTGGTGAGATTCAAATCTCCATACTGATTGTTCATAATCCTTTTATTTTTAGTTATTAAATTGTTTCCTTTTTCAAAGCACGTAAAAGCAGTTGGTCTGAGTCGCGCAGGAACTTCCCGTCAGAGTCACGAAGTACAACCAATAGAGGTGTTTCGCCGTTGTAAGAAACATATTCATAGATAACATCCAATTCCTTATCAACGCACCCGATGTGTGGTCGTAGGTGTGTGCATGCCGTTGCTGTTACGAAACAGAACTCTTGCTCGTCAACTTCCTGTCGGACGGACTCAGGTAATGTATCGTCGGGAATCTGCATCACCATACGGAAAACCAGATACCCCACCATCTTGTCAGTCGGGAATGAGAATACATAGTCGTTATCCTCCACTACGAATGCCGACTTTGGCAGCTTCAGCGATTTACCCTTCATGCCGTAGATGATTTCCAGGTCGAAATCCATCGTAGCCATGTCGAAGTCAGGGCGGTTGCTCTTTACGCGGAACTTCGCCCTGTCGCCTTGCTGAATGATGATTATTTCCTTGTTATTCATTTCTTGTTATTCATTGGTTGGTATTCTGTCTTCGCTCGGATAGGCTCGCAGCATCTTGTCGTCAGAGCCGCGCAGTACAAGTAAGTTTACGTCTCGCAGTGTTAACATTCCCGTGGATTGTTGTATCGTTACTTGCACCTCCTTGGTACCGTCCGCCGTTCTGAGTGTAATCGTCTGTTCGCGGTCGGCTCCCAGATTGTCGGTGTCGCTTCTCACGGTGACGACTCCATCACCCTGACCCGTATAGGTCAGAATGATGTTACCGTTGCCGTCATTCCAGGGGATGGTGAGTGTTGCCATGATGCTATTCGATGCTCCAGTTGGTGTTACTTGTCACATTGAACGATGCCGTCTTGCCTTGTGTGGCTGCATCCCAGTCGAGGTTGACGGTTGCAGGGCTTACCTCCAGTGTAGCGTCTCCGGCAGCCTGTGTGATGGTACAGGTGGCAGTGTGGCCCGCTGCATCGGTCACGATGAGCTGTGCGGTCTTTTCCGTCACATGAGCATTCTTAGGAATGTTCGTGAACTGAATGGAGAACGGAAACTCGGCACTGGCTCCTGGGTCGCCCGCGATGGCCTCGCCGTTGCTGGTCTCGATGCTGTTCGCGTTATAGGTAGAGGGTAGGGCGAGCACCAGTGTCGCGCCACCGGCCAGCGAGAAGGTCAGCTTCGACGAGTTGGTAGTTCCCTCGATGGTGAGCACCGACACGCCGTCCTTACTGACAGCCGCTGCACTCTGGATATTCACAAACTCAGGCTTACCGGCCTGGATTACCTGACGAACCACGTCGGCCACGTTTGCAGCCTTGAACGTCATGTTGGTACTGCGGGCATTGCGGCCCGTATTGTCGGTCAGCGCACCCACGCTCACGGTGTCGTTGCCACTGCCTGATGTCTTGCTCGGATTGAGCCAATTTGCATAAGCCATATTTATTTCTTTTTAAATGATTTGCCAATCAAGATTGGTAATAATAGTGTATTCCACCGTATTACCAGGGGTGAGCCATACCAACATCTGCGGTGCTTCAGGACTCACGCGGATAGGCTTGTATAGGTTCTTGCGCTCTGTTGGGTTTGCTGTTGCATCAATACCCGTCGGTAATCCGCAAGCCGCTACGCCTACACCTTGGTCGATGTCGATGGCGCGAGCCTTCACGCTACCTGTTATCACTCTTGCTGTTGCTTCCATCTTATCCAGTAACTTTTACGTTCGGGTTAATTCTAATGACCTCCTTACGTTTGCCGTCTGGGAAATCTGTGTCAGGAATATACACCGTCAGCTTCACCATATAAGTACCAACACCCAGCTCGTCACTGTCTATCAGCACCACATAGTCCATCTCGTCCGTCAAGATGCAATCCTTCTTGGCGTAGTCCTTCTTTTTGTCCTTCTTATCATCATTGTACACCACCACATCGAAGTCCACATCGAACAGCCGCAGATCGTCAGGCAACGATGCCTCAATCAGTATCTTGATCTGTGAACCGACGGTGTAAGTATTGACGCGCTGGGTGTATGTATCGTTGCTAACCAAGCGCATGTAGGGCTTGATAAGCGAGTCGAAGCTATACAACACATAATACAACTGTGTGAGCTCTGCTGGGCTACGATGCTGATAGGAGTTATCAACAAGCATCAACGTGGCCTGACGGATGGATGCAGGCACCTCGCCGAAATTCTCCAGCAAGTCCTGATAGGTGCGGTTCAGATAGTTCAGCACCGTGTCTTCTGCGCTACTGCCGTAAAGCTCCAGTTCGTCGTCTTCGTCATCGAAGTCTATGCGAAGTTGCTTCTTAATGTCTGGTATTGTCAACCATTTCATGATTTATTGCTTTTATCGTTTCTTTGAAAATCAGCGATAAAAGCGTCGTGGGTTTACCTGTCATTTTCCTAACGTCAGGAAAATGATAAACACATGCCGTTTGTGTGTTTTCCTTGGAGTATAAAAAAAAGGAGACCGCTGTCTCCCTGTGTAGTCAAATAAACTTTAAATCTAACTTTAAAACATAAGTAAAATAATACCGATTGATACGCAGTAATATTCCGTCATCGCGACGGAATATTACCCTAAGCTCTATGAAAAACAATTCATCTAACTAACAAAACATTATTATATATATTATCACCTGTTATTTCTTCTCCAGATTGTCAATGACCTGCTGGCGGTTCTTGCCGTCAGCGCGGTAGCTGACGTGCACCCAGTAGGTGCCCTTCTTGTTGTGCTCCCAGATAAGCTGGTCGAAGTCGCAATGAGTCTTGATCCATTCGAACCACCGCTTACCTTTCTTCAGGTCGCCATCGATGCAGAGGTCTGCGGCCTCGCCCTTGGTGTGCTGACTGCCAGGAACACCGCCCACCTTGCTGTTTAGGTATGAACAGCGGTAGCCGCTGCCTATCTTGATAGGCTCATTCATGGCATCGCGCAATGGCTGCAATACATGATGCACCAGAGCGCAAAGGTTGCACACCTCCACAATGCCGGGAGCATTGATGATATGTTGCTGTTTAGCTGTTGCACTGGCCAGCAGCTCGTCCAGTGTGAAGTTCTTACTGATTCTCGTTGCCATCATCATCGTCCTTATGTATTTCAACTGTTGTGTCACCCTTCTGTATTTTCACCTCCAGCCCGAGCTCAATAGCACGGAAACCGTAAATGATGACGGGGAACAGAAGTAACTCGCCAACCGCCGTGAGCACTGACCCGTCTATTACGCCCATCGGCGGCAGTAAAAATCCAGCTATCAGCAGGATGACCGAAATCAAGAAGCACACTGCTGTCACGATGCGGCAGAAGCAGCACTGTTGTTCGGTCTTGTTGTCACTTTTGATGTTGCACATATTCTTAATGTTTATCTGCAATACGGGCGAAATGCGGTTGTGGGTTTACTCACCCCGCAACCGCTTGATGTGCTTCTTGCCAACGTAGATAATGCCGACTATCAGTATCAGGTATAGCAGGATGTTCGCAAGGTGTAGGCGCGTCTGTTGCCACCACGTCAGCTTGGCGGGCACTTCCTTGATGACCTCCACGGGGTAGGGGATAGAGTCGCGCTTGCTCTGGTAGATGGTGTCGCGGATGATGCGCTCGCGCCACTGGGTGTGCCACCGTTCGGTGGTCTTATACACCGTATCGTCGCGCACGAAGTCGCTGACGTAGATTGAGTCCGAGAGGTAGATGCTGTCGCGCTGATGTTGCACGATGCGCACGGTGTCCGTGTGGTATTCGGGCACCGGCACATACTTCGTGGTGGTGCAAGAACTGAACAGGGCGCAAATCAGCAATGCCACGATGAAAGCCACGATGAAGATTGCGGCTTGCAAGCATCCTGCCTTCATGCGCTCGTCTTCACTCAATCCTTTAAACGGGTCGTAACCTGTCTGCATCCAAGGGTCGTTCGGGTTGTTATAGTCCATCATAATTTAAGTTTTATAGTTTGTACATTTTATGTTATAGGTTTACTTTTCTTCATACACAACAGTCTGACGGCGTTTCTTTATCACGTTACGTGCACAACCTCGCATGTTGGTCGATATTGAACTAATATACAGGTTGCGAGCGACAGCCCGTTGGCATAAGTCCTCGATGACCTCACTCGCCACGTCTTTGGAAATCTGACGACTGTAATGATATTTGCTGTGAACGTAATCCACTAACCAGTCATGCTTCTCCATAATATACTTCACCAATGGCGAAGCATTACCTGAGTCGTAAAAATCCATCAGCATCTGCGCCTCGTTCATCCGTTGCTTCATGATGTTGCGCCATCTCTTGATATGGTTGGCACTGGCCTTGGCATGGTTCATCGCGTTGAACTCCGAGTGATACACCAGCCTGAAATTGTCACCTTCACGCAGCACATAGATGTCACTGGGTATCGTGTCTGGACTCACGCCAATCATAGCAGCGTATATCACGCGGTTGGCACCGATGCACTTCCGTTTGCCGTCCTGACGGGTCAACTGGTAATGGCTTCCGCAGTAGGTTGTCACCATCTTAATCGGTCGTCCGTCGTTCCTATAAACAGCACGATTGGCTACGTCCACCATATAGTCGTAGCCAACCATCTGCACCATTCCGTTGTTTGTCATAATTCGTATAATCTGTGGGTCGTTACTTAAACTGTCTTGCTTGCAACTTCCTTTTGATGGCTTCGGCACGGAGGCGTTCCATGCCTTGCTGGAACTTCGCCACGGCCTTGTCGCGGTATTCGTGCAGGGGGTTGAGGGTGGGCATCATGGTGCCGTCCTTGCGGGGGATGGTGAAGGTGTCCTGATAGCCGGG